GGTACATTAGGAGAGGTATACAGTATTCAGGGATTAAAAGTAGGATTACCCAAACAGCCAAAACAGATAAACACCAAGTTTAATAAGTGGCAAATCAAAGAACTACCTAAAGAATTAAAAAATATAAAAACCATATTTGATTGGCAGAAAAGAGACAATGATTTTAAATCTAAATGGGTTGACTATATAGAAAGAGAGTTTGACAAAAGAGAATATGGCGAGTGGTTTACCAATAACGGAGAACCAACCTATATTACAGGAACTCACTACATGTATCTGAACTGGACCAAAATTGACGTAGGCAAGCCTGATTTCAGAGAATCTAATAGAATATTTTATTTATTTTGGGAAGCTTGTAAAGCAGATAAAAGAAGTTTCGGAATGTGTTACTTAAAGAACAGGCGCTCTGGATTTTCATTCATGAGCTCTTGTGAAGCGGTTAATCAAGGAACTATCACCAGGGATGCTAGAGTAGGTATACTTTCTAAAACAGGTTCTGATGCCAAAAAAATGTTTACTGATAAAGTAGTGCCTATTTCCAACAACTATCCTTTCTTTTTCAAACCTATTCAAGATGGCATGGATAAACCAAAAACAGAATTAGCTTATCGCGTTCCCGCCAGTAAGATTACTAAAAAAAATATGGACAAGAAAGATGAGTTGTTTATGGACGGGTTAGACACGGTATTAGATTGGAAAAACACCTCTGATAACTCTTACGATGGAGAAAAATTATTACTATTAATACATGACGAAAGTGGTAAATGGGATAAGCCTGAGAACATACTTAACAATTGGCGAGTTACTAAGACTTGTTTAAGATTGGGATCTAAAATTGTAGGTAAGTGCATGATGGGCTCCACCTCAAACGCCTTGGACAAGGGTGGTGAAAATTTTAAAAAACTATTTTATGACTCTGATGTTACCAAAAGAAATGCCAACGGCCAAACAAAATCAGGATTATATTCGTTATTTATACCAATGGAGTATAACTTTGAGGGGTATATAGACGAGTATGGCCATGCAGTATTAGAAACGCCTGAAGAATCACTGGTAGGTGCAGATGGAGAAATAATAAACGTAGGTGTGGTAGACTACTGGCAAAATGAAGTAGACTCACTAAAAAATGATGCTGATGCATTAAATGAATTTTATCGACAGTTTCCAAGGACTGAGTCTCACGCATTTAGAGATGAAAGCAAACAATCGTTATTCAATTTAACTAAAATATACCAGCAAATAGACTACAATGATAGCTTAATTAATCAAAGATTCTTAACTAGAGGTAAGTTTATGTGGAAGGACGGAATTAAAGATACAAAAGTAGTGTGGATACCAGAAAAAAGTGGAAGATTTTTAGTATCTTGGATACCTAAGCCAGAAATGCAAAACAGAGTCATTACAAAAGGAAATTTATTTTATCCTGGCAATGAACATTTAGGCTCTTTTGGTTGTGATAGTTATGATATATCAGGAACTGTAGGAGGTTTTGGTTCTAACGGAGCTCTTCACGGTTTAACAAAATTTAACATGGATGAAGCTCCAAGTAATGAATTTTTTCTGGAATATGTAGCCAGACCACAAACAGCAGAGATATTTTTTGAAGAAGTGTTGATGGCTTGTGTATTTTATGGTATGCCAATATTAATAGAAAATAACAAACCAAGGCTGTTGTATCATTTAAAGAATAGAGGGTATAGAGCATTTTCAATAAACAGACCTGATAAAAGCAAAATGAGTTTATCTAAAACAGAAAAAGAACTAGGAGGTATACCTAACTCATCTGAAGCTGTAAAACAAGCGCATGCTGCCGCAGTAGAGTCTTATATTGAAAAATATGTTGGGTTAGATTTAGACTCAGTTTATAGAGATCCAGACGAAATGGGGTCTATGTATTTTAGCAGAACACTTGAAGATTGGGCTAAATTTAATATCAACAACAGAACAAAATATGACGCTACAATAAGCTCAGGTTTAGCTATTATGGCTAATCAAAAAGGTTTGTATCACGCTCCGAAAAAAGAATCAAAAATAAGCATTAACTTTGCAAGATATAATAATAAAGGTGCATTGAGCACAATTATAAAGTAAAAATGAAAGAACCCATAGTCTTAATCAACCCCACCACCTTTCCTAACCAACAAGCCACAGACGCAGAAAAGAACTCGATAGAATACGGAATGCGTGTTGGTGAAGCCATACAATATGAGTGGTTTAAAAGGGATGGTAACAGTTGTAGGTTTTATGATCAGTGGGTAGAGTTTCATAGATTAAGATTATATGCAAGAGGAGAACAGCCAATAGGAAAGTATAAAAACGAGATTGCAGTAGATGGGGATTTAAGTTATTTAAATTTAGACTGGACTCCAGTTCCTATTATACCTAAGTTCGTTGATATTGTTGTTAACGGCATGGCTGATAGATTATTTGATGTTAAGGCGGTTGCTCAAGATGCAATGTCAGCTGAAAAGAAACACCAGTTTCAAGAGATTGTAGAAGCAGATATGGTAGCTAAGCCAATGCTAGAAGCTACTGAAGAAATGTTTGGTATTGATATGTTTAACACTCCTAAGCAAGATTTACCAGAAAGCGATCAAGAGTTGGCTTTGTATATGCAAATGAATTATAAGCCAGCTATAGAGATTGCTGAAGAAGAAGCTATTGACACTATACTAGAAGAGAATCACTACAAGCAAAGAGTTCAGAAGCAAGTCAACTATGATTTAATGGTGTTAGGTACTTCATTTGTTAAGCACCAGTTTTTACCTAACTCAGGAATATCTGTAGAGTATGTAGATCCAGCATCATTAGTTTATAGTTATACAGAAAGCCCAACTTTTGATGATTGTTTTTATTTTGGTGAGGTTAAGCAAATTCCAATAACTGAATTAGTTAAAATAAAGCCAGATATCACTCCTGCTGAAATGGAAGAGATTGCTCAAATGTCATCATTATGGTATAACTATTACGGTATTATAAGACCTTATCAAGACAGTTTGTTTCAAAAAGACGTAGTAACATTATTGTATTATAACTATAAGACTACTCGAAAGATGGTTTATAAGAAAAAATACATGGATAATGGAGGAGAGAAAGTAATCAGAAAAGATGAGTCGTTTAATCCATCTGCAGATGAAGAAAGATTTGAGAAGTTAGAAAAAAGAATAGATGTGTGGTACGAAGGGATTATGATTATGGGAACTCAAAAAGTGTTAAAGTGGGAGTTGTCTAAAAATATGGTTCGTCCTAAATCAGCTTCGCAGTATGCTTTACCTAACTATATTGGTGCTGCACCTAGAATGTATAAAGGCGTAGTAGAGTCTTTAGTTAGACGTATGATTACATTCGCTGATTTAATACAAGTGGTTCACCTTAAATTACAGCAAGTAATATCTAGAGTTGTTCCAGATGGTGTGTTTATAGATGCTGACGGACTTAATGAAGTTGATTTAGGAACAGGTGCTGCTTATAACCCAGAAGACGCTCTAAAGCTGTATTTTCAAACGGGTAGTGTTATTGGTAGAAGTTACACTCAAGATGGTGAATTTAACAATGCTAGAGTTCCGATACAAGAATTAGGTACTAACAGTGGTCAAGCTAAGATGGCTAGCTTAATTAGTTCTTACAACCATTACTTAAACATGATTAGAGATGTGACGGGGCTAAATGAAGCTCGTGATGCATCCACACCCAACCCTGATTCATTGGTAGGCTTACAAAAACTAGCAGCCTTAAATTCAAACGTAGCTACCAGACATATACTAGAGGCCAACCTACAGATTACTCAAAAACTTGCCGAGGCATTATCTTGTAGAGTGGCAGATGTATTAGAATATGCAGATTTTAAAGATGAGTTTGCAATGCAAATAGGAAAATACAATGTGTCTATATTGAATGATGTTAAAGACTTATACTTACACGATTTTGGGATATTCTTAGAAGTTGCCCCAGACGAAGAGCAAAAAGCTCAATTAGAAGCCAATATACAGACAGCCTTGCAGCGTGATCAGATAGATTTAGAAGATGCAATTGACATTAGAGAGATTAAGAATCTTAAAATGGCCAACGAACTTCTTAAACTGAAGCGTAAAAAGAAACAAGAAAGAGATGTAGCTAGAGAAAATGAAAAGATGCAAATGCAGAACCAAGTAAACATACAGTCTCAGCAAGCAGCAGCTCAGTCTAAGCTACAAGTTGTTCAAGCAGAAACTCAGGCTAAAATCCAGATAGAACAAGCAGAAAGCCAGTTTGCAATAGAAAAATTACAACAAGAAGCCACCCTTAAAAAGGATTTAATGGCTGAAGAATTTATGTATCAAATGCAACTAAAAGGCGTAGAGCTAGATAGTATTCAGCAAAGAGACAAAATGAAAGAAGACGCCAAAGCTTCTAGAATATCTAAACAAAACACAGAGCAATCTAAATTAATACAACAAAGACAAGATAAACTTCCGCCAATAAACTTTGAGTCAAACGAAGATAGTTTAGATGGTTTTGACTTAGCAGAGTTTGAACCAAGGTAGAAGTAAAAAAAAGTTACTAACTTTGTACAACTAAAATCAAATCAAATGGATAATATAAAAGTAAGAGCTCTGGATGGTGCTGAAGAAAAATCAGTAGCTGAAAGAGAAGAAGACCTACTAAAAAAAGCAGGTCAAGAACAAGAAGAAACTACAGTAGAAACAACAGAAGTCCCAGCAGAAACACCAGTTGTTAGCGAGGAAACTAAAATTGAGACACCTGTAGAGGAGAAAGTAGAAGATAAACCCTCTTTAACAGAGGAAGAAGTTCTTTCATTTATTGGAAACAGATATGGTGAGGAAGTTTCGTCATTAGACGATTTGACCTCTAAGCGTAATAATTCTCCAGAGATTCCTGAGGAAGTAATAAATTACTTAAATTATAAAAAGGAAACTGGAAGAGGATTAGAAGACTTCATTCAACTAAATAGGGATGTAAATTCCATGGATGAAGACCAATTGCTGTTTGAATTTTGGAAACAACAGAAGCCTCATTTAGATTCAGATGATGTTGATTTTGAACTTAGTGAGAGATTTGCATACGATGAAGAATCAGATGAAGCCTCCGTTATTCGAAAAAGAAAAATAGCAAAAAAGGAAGAACTTGCAAAAGCCAAAGATTACTTTAACAATCTAAAGGAGACATATAAGACGAAAGTTGAGTCAACACAAGATTTTATACCTGCCGAGGAGTTAGAGGATTTTAACGCTTATAAAACAAGTAAGAAGGAAACACAACAAACGTTAACTGAGCAAAACAAGAGATCTGAGTATTTCGCTAAAAAAACCAATGAGTTATTTAATGACAATTTCGAAGGTTTCGAATTTAAACTAAATGACAAGGTAATGAAATATAAACCTGCTGATTCAACTAAATTAAAAGATTCACAGTCAGACATCAATAACTTCATATCTAAACACTTGAGTGAGGAAGGTTACTTAAAAGATGCCGCTTCGTATCATAAGTCACTTTCACTAGCTATGCACCCTGATTCATTTGCTAAGTTCTTTTATGAGCAAGGTAAATCTGATGCGGTAAATGACATAACTAAGGAAAGTAAAAATATTGACATGAATGGTATTCGTAATGCAACTCAATCGGTGTCTAGTGGAGGTTTTAAAGTTACAGCAGTTAGTAGTAGTAGTGGTTCTGGATTAAGAATAAAAAGTAACAAAAACAAAAACTAACAACTAAAACTAAAAAAAATGGCAGGAAATTTATTAGCCGGTGGAGTTTCATTAACTCCCAGCTCGGTAAAGGCAGCTTTACCCAGCAATTATATCACTGATTTCAACTTTTTGAGTCAGTATTTACCAGACACTTATGAGAAGGAATTCGAAAAGTATGGTAACAGAACAATCGCAGCATTCTTACGTATGGTAGGAGCTGAAATGCCTACTAACTCAGACCTAATTAAATGGGCAGAGCAAGGTAGACTACACACAAAGTACGAAGGTTGTACTACAACAGGAGCTGATGGTGCTACTGCTGCAACTAATGTTCCGTGGATTACTGCGGGTGGTGCAGCTTGTAACTTTAGAGTAGGTCAAACTATCTTAATTTCTTTAGATGGCGGCACTACTTCTAACAAAGGTATCGTTACAGCAGTTGGCGCTGGTACTGCAGCTGGAACTGTTGATGCTTTTGAAGTAGCTTACTACGAGGCGGCTCAAGCAGTAGGAATGAACGCTGGTGCGGCAACTGTATTTGTATATGGTTCTGAATTTAAGCAAGGATCTACTGGTATGGTCGGTTCTTTAGAGTCTGAAGATGTATTCTTATCTAACAAGCCAATTATAATCAAAGACAAGTATGTTGTTTCTGGTTCTGACATGGCTCAAATTGGATGGGTTGAAGTAACTTCTGAAAACGGAGCCACTGGATATCTTTGGTATTTAAAGTCTGAGCACGAAACTAGATTAAGATTCGAAGACTACATGGAAATGGCTATGATCGAAGGTGTTATTGCTGAAAATGCTTCAGGTGCTTTAGCTCACTTAGGTGGTTCTGCTTATCCAGCTGGAACAGGTTTAGCTAACAACGTAGGTACTGAAGGTTTATTCGAAGCTATTGAAGACAGAGGAAATGTTTGGTCAGGTGGTTTTCCAACTACTTTACTAAACTTTGACGCTATAATTAAAAGACTAGATAAGCAAGGTGCTATTCAGGAAAATGTAATCTTTGTTGATAGAGATTTCTCTTTCGCAATTGACGACATGTTAGCTACTCAAAATTCTTATGGTGGAGGTGGTACTTCTTACGGACTGTTTGATAATGACGAAGAAATGGCACTTAACCTTGGATTCAAAGGATTCAGAAGAGGTTATGATTTCTATAAGTCAGATTGGAAATACTTAAACGATGCTGCTTTAAGAGGTGGTATTAGCGGTGGAAAAGTAAGCGGTGTATTCGTACCTGCTGGTTCTACTTCAGTATACGATCAAATCTTAGGAAAAAACGCTAAGAGACCATTCTTACACGTAAGATATAGAGCTTCAGAAGCTGAAGACAGAAGATACAAGACGTGGATGACTGGTAGTGCTGGTGGTGCTGCTACTTCAGATTTAGATGCAATGGAAGTTAACTTCTTATCTGAAAGAGCGTTATGTACTATGGGTGCAAACAACTTTGTATTGTGCAAAGGATAAAAAAGACAATTATATAAGGGGGCTTCGGCCCCCTATTATTTACTTAATTAAATTAAATCAAATGAAAAAACAAGTATTAAAAGACAGGATGTATAGGTTAAAATCAGAAAAAACTCCTATATGTACTATTATCAATTCAACCAATTCACCTAGTAACCCTTTGCTGTATTTCGACGAAGAAAAAGGAATCAACAGAGCAATGAGGTATGCTAAAAACCAAAAGTCTATTTTCGAAGACGAACAAGATAAAAACGTAGTAATAGAGCCAATTATTTTTGAAGATGGATTTTTATCTACTAAAAGATCGGATACTTTACTGCAACAGTTTTTATCTCTTCACCCTCAAAATGGAGTTATATTTGAAGAAGTAGATTTAGAGCGTGACGCTGAAGATGATTTGCAAAACTTAACTCTAGAGATTGATGCTTTAAAAGCAGCATCAGATTTACCGTTAGCTAAATTAGAAATGATAGGTAGAGTTCTTATGGGGGCTAGAGTGGATAAAATAAAAACTAATGAGCTCAAAAGAGATGTATTGTTATATGCTAGAGAAGATCCAGAAGGGTTTTTAGAAATGCTAGATGATTCAGACTTGGAGCTAGAAGAATTAGTAATCAAAGCATTCGATCAAAACATTATTACTTTTAGAAAACAAAAAAGAGAAATCTATTACAATCTAAAAGAAAATAAGAAAAGAATCATTACTGTTCCTTTTGGCGAGGATCATATTCATTCTTTAATATCTTACTTTAAAACAGATGATGGCCTAGAAGTATTAGAGCTTTTAGAAAAGAAAGTAAAAT